CAGTTGTACAAAATTTAGCCACATCTTCAAATACATCAAGTCCATTTAAAATTCCATACCAATGATATCCTTCAGGATATATATATTTAAATCTAGTTATATATTCGTTAGTATTATCATCAGGAGTAATATCAAACCAAGTAAAATCATTTACATTTTCATCGGATGTAGGTTTTATAGTTGTTTTATACTGTAACGTAGATTCCCATTTTAGGATAAAACTTTTTAATTCTTTTGGTTTAACTTCACCTTCATCATACCAAAGTTTAAGTTTAAAAGGATAATGTAAACTTTTATATATTTCATTAACCCTCATAATTATTCTTTCTTGGTATCGTTCAGCTATAAACTCTGATAATTTTAACTTTAAACTCATATTAAGAAATGTATCCATATCACCCAACCTTTCTATCACATAAATCTGGTTTATTTTTATAATCACAAACCCTGCAGTTCTTATCACTTGGTACTTTATTATAAATATTATCTAAATTATATTCCCCATTATCTAAAAATGATTCATCAACAAACTGTTTAAACTTATTTATAACTCTATTAATACTCGGAGTTCCATTTGCAGGTGTAAATAACTGAACTCTTTTCTGTGGAAAATCAACCTTTTCATAAAGTTTTCTTTTTACAATAAAAAATTCAACATCAATTCTATCCATAGGAATATCAAACTGTTTAGAATAAAACTGTTTATACAATAATAACTGATTAGATTTATTCTTATCTGCTTTCATGTATTTATTCCACCCCATTGTGGAAGTCTTAATATCTATAATCTTTATTCTATCTCTAACAGTATCCTTTATGACTAAATCAAGATACCCAACAAACTTTATATTCTTTGGTAATTTATAATCCAAAGGAATTTCTACACCTAAAAGTTCATAACCACTTTTACTAAAATATTGACCTCTACGTTTTTTAACCCAATCTAATATTATTACACCATGATTATAAAATTCACTCATTTCTTCCTGAGTGCATTGTGGTTCTTCCCATTCTTTAAAGTTCTCTTTCATTCTTTCTACCAACATAGAATTCAAATCTAAATTGTCAGCAGCTTTAATAGTTTCTGTATACATAACCGTTAAGTATTTCTGTAATACTTCATGCATTGATGTTCCAAATAACGTATGAATATTACCTGTAAAATCTCTAAGGTTATCTATATAATTTAGCTTCCACTTATGTGGACAGGAAGACCATTGAGAAAATTGACTGTAGCTAACTACTTTCATTTACCCCATTTACCATTTATTACAATTCGTGCTATAATTCCATAAACAGATAAATCTGCAAATGCATCTTCTACTGGTTCAGCTTGACCTTCTGAATCTCTACGAATAATTAAATTAACTAATCTATTTACTTTATCATTAATTCTAACAGTTAAAGCAGTAAGTGCTAATTTAACTTCCTTTTCATTTCTCAATTCAGTTCCCATAGAAATATTATGAGGACCATAATCGTGTTGCTTTACTGCAAATAATTCATATTGCTCCCGTTGTATCCTTTTGAATTCGTCCATCATTGTAGGATATTCTTTTTCCATTATAGAAGTAACATCCAAGTTATCTTCTTTATTATTTCCATATGGTTGTTTATTTTTGGCTTCTTTTATCATCTTTGTCTTAGCCATTTTACACTCCTTCTATTTTATCTATTATTTCATACTCTAAACACTGTTTTGCCGTTAAATACAAATCTGTTTTTGTTTTTTCAGCCCAATACTCTCTAGATTTAGCAGATACGTCTGATAATATTTTATTAATAGTTTCATGTAATTCTTTTAAATGATCCGAAGATTTAAGAATATCAGAAACCTTTCCTTCTTCAAAAATAGAACCTTCATGAATCATTACAGTAGCATTTTCAGACATACTTCTATCTCCAGTTCCACATGCTAAAATTACAGCTGCTGCCGACATAGCTGCTCCATAACAACGTGTATTTACTTTAACATCAAATGATTGCATAAAATCAATAATTCCTAACATAGAATAAACATCTCCCCCATAAGATGATAATATTAAATTTATAGGTTTATCTGAATTTACTCTTTTGCACACTTCAAATCTAGAACTTACATATCTAACATCAGTAATGTCTAATGAATCTGATAAGTAGACTACATTATTATGTAAATCTAAACCATAATCTAATTCTTTATACATTAATTGCAACTCTTTATTATTCATACTTTCTCCTTACTCGCTTATCTAAATAATACACATAAATGTGCTTTGATGGTAATTTTTTTACAAAGATATTAGGGTCTCCCGCATCATACCTTCTCTTAATTTCTCTACTATATGGACGTTTTCGTTGATTTAAGGAACGTGAATGCATTTCCTTTCCATCTACCATTAAAATACTGCCCTTTCCAGTCTTTCCTTTGTATATGAAATTTGAAGCTTTATAAATCACTCCACTATGTCCATGATGAGGATCTGCAAATGATACTATAACTTGAATATCTGTATTTTTCTTTAACCATTTTAATGTCTGTCCTATAAAATAACTTTCTGTATTTGTTGGAGTATCATCAATACATACTAACCTTCTAAGTTCATATATTCTAAGTGGATCGTCAGGATTATACTTTTTAGCCGTTGCTGGCATTGAAGGCCATGCATACATCATAGCACCTATCATAGTTGGTAAACCAAAATTCCCTTCTTTATATAACCCAAAACAATTAGTACTTTGAACTCCATTTACATTTTGAGAATAATGATACTTTTCAATAAATGGTGCAATAGATCTACGAAGAACTTCTTCTACCGTAAAATCTCTAACTTTCATCGCAAATTAAGTTTCTTATATTCCTTAGGATCCACACCATAACTTTGTATTAGGGTTAAAAGATCTTGTTTACCTTGCTCTGAAAGATAATATATCTCTAAATAAGATATTGCTTCAGACTCACTTATTTCAAAGTGTTTTGCAACAAGATCTATTACCCATTGTTCATGATTCATATTCTTCTTTCCTTTTACATATTTTAAAAATTGATTTCTTCTTGGTAAAATATCTCTATAAACTCGATATAATTCTTTTGAACTTAATGGATATTTTTGAACTTCATTAACTACTTCTATCCAATCACTTTTCATAGATAAAAACCGATTAATCATATAGTTCGTCCAACTTTTTACTTCATAATCTTCATAATCTTCAAGTCGTTCCTTCTGACTCGTCAGTAGATCCTTTGTCCACAACCACGGCGCTTTCTTTTTTACGGAAGATCGCTTCCCACTTTTTACCCCACTCATCTACAGAGATACCTCTTCTGAGTTTATCACCTTTACCAGCCCCACTAACTCTCTTTTCCTTTTTAATTTTTGTTTCATTCTTTTTCTTTGACATTAGATAACTTCATCTATTAACCTATATTTTAAACAAGTGTTAGCATCCCATAGTAAATCATGTTTCAATATTTCATCTAACTTTCTCATTGGAACTTTTGTATACTCTTTATATACATTTTTAATAGTTTCCATCATTAAATCTAAATTCTTTTTCTCATCTTCTATTTCAGAATATTTTCCCCACAATGATGAAGATAGTTGATGAATCAACATATAAGAATTTCTACTCATAAATCGCTTCCCACCAACTACTGAAATAAATGTTGCTGCACTCGCACTAAATCCATCTACATAAGTTTCAACAGGAACTTTACATCTTAATACCGTATCCATTGATGAAATACCTGCGGTAATCGAACCACCACCTGAATTTATGAGTATTTTAATTGAAGGTGGATTTATGTCTAAATTATTTGCAAGGGTTAAACTTTTAGATTCTATCTCACCCACCTTTTTATTTAATTCTACAACAGATTCTCGATTAACATTTGCATAAAAATAAATTTTATTTTCGTGAACTGCTATATGTTTTTCTTCTGGTTTTGGTTTTTGTACTAATTTTTGTGGGGCTTTCTTTTCACCCCAATATTTTTCGTCCATTATTTTATTACTCCCAATAGTTCAATTAACATAGCCATAGCATTGATCTCCTTATCAACTACCTGACCATCACTTAACTCATACTTAGCAATTACTAAAATACATTCAGCTACATGACCCTTTCCATAACTATCTACTTCATCATATAATAATCTAAACAAATCTGCGAAATCTCTAATCTGAGAGTCTGCTACTAACTGTCTTATATTTTTAAATGCACTTTTTCTATCTTGTGTCTTTAATATTTCTAATAACTTTAACTTATAATCATTCTCTACTATACTCTGTTTATCAACTACCAACTTACCATTAATGGACTGTCGTTGCGCAGAATTTATAACTCGTCTAATATCAGGGTATCCAGAATTTACTAATATTTTCAAATCATCTAATTCATAAACAATATTTTCCTCTTTGAGAATCTGAACCATTCTTTGTGCAACTTCTGACCTAGAAGGTGGTATTATTTGAAAAGACTGACAACGACTTTGTATTGGGTCTATGATCCTCTCTACATAATTACAAGTCAAGATAAATCTACAATGTTTTGAAAATGTTTCCATAAGGTTACGAAGAGCAGCTTGGGAATGAGGACTTATATAATCTACCTCATCTAAAGTAATAATTTTATTATCTTTAAAACCAATTGTAGAAGCAAAATTTCTAACTTTAGGTATCAAATCATCAACTCTTCTTACATCTGATGCGTTAATATATAGATAATCACATTCTATCTGATTCACTAATATTTTTGCGAGAGTGGTCTTACCTGTACCAGCCTTCCCATATAGAAGAAGATGTGGTAAGTCGCCACTCTCTATATACACCGACACTTTACTTTTGAGATGATCGTTCCCAATGTATGTGTCGAGAGAGGAAGGCCGATATTTTTCTACCCATAATGTATTACTCGTCATAAAATCCTTTTTCGTGTACTTCGTGTTTAATAACTTCTGCTTTATTGATAGCTTCCTTTGGATAAGGTAACTGAGGATGTTTCAAGTTAGTAATAAATAGTTTCTTTTCTTTTCTACTACCAATAAAAAATAAATATCTATGTTTTTCTGCTTCCTTCTTTAACCAAAATGTATGTCCAATTCGATTTTTTAAATGTTCAGCATTACTACTACCATACATAGAGTAAACAGTTCTACTATGAATCCATTCTCCATCTTCTTCTATTTTCAAACTAAACGTAGGAGCCATTTGAATATCTCCACATCCTTGATACAACCAATTGGTTGCTTGATATATTTTTCCAGTATGATTCTGCTCTGGATCGGCATATGAAATCAATACCTTTACATCTGGTGCATTTTTCTTTAACCATTTAAATGATTGTGAAATAACAAACGATTCTATATTTTTTCCATAATCATCATAAATAACTAACCGAGTTAGTTCCAATATATTCTTAGTAGTAAGTTCTAAGTCCTCTTTAAATATTGAACCTAGAACTCTTCTACCTATTGGATATCCGTAAGCAATACATCCAATAAGTTTTTCTTCTTTTTCATTAAAAAACTTATGTTCATTATCAGATTGATAAAATATGCCTATTGGATATCTACAAGAAGATAATCTACCACTATAGTGATTCTTCTCTATAAACTTCCTAGCTATTGGTTTTGAAACTAATCTAAGTGATACTTTTAAAGTATCAACATACTCTTCCATTAGTCAACATCAGTAATTGCAACTAAATAATAAGTAGCATCATATTCATCTACTTTAAAATTTATACGTGCCAATCCTTGTTCACTAATTTCAAGTACTGCACTTTCACATTCTTTATTTGCTACTAATACATCCTTAAATAAATCAGCATTAAAAGAAACTTTTTTCATATCAACATAAGTTTCTGTTTTTACTGGAATTGTAACTCTATTTGTATTTATCTTTGAATACCCAATAACTAATTTAACTACATCATTATCTGTTATCACAGTAAAACTATCCGTATCTGATAATGCAGATTTTCCAGCTATAAATTTCTGAATAAAAGTATTATCAACTTTTACCTGTAATCCAAATTCTGGAAGATCTTTTAGTGATGGGGGATTATTAATAACCGATAAATCTGATAACATATAGTTAACTGTAGCATTAGAATCATCTACTTTTAATGCAATAGCCTTATCTCCAGCCTTCATCAAGTTTAATTCAACGTCATCAGATAAAACTCCTAAAAGCTTAACCATTTGTTCTGTATCATAAACTCCAAGACTAATGTCTTCAAAAGACCATCCATTCATTGATAGTTCACCTAAAAGTGATTTGTCTCCAGTCATAAATCTAGTCTGTAACTTTTTCTTACCACTGTTCAAAATGACTGAATTGACATTACCACCTAAATGATATTTATCAATAAACCGAGTCAATTTATGTTTATCCATTTTACTTTCTCCTTATTATTATAACCTATATATACATATATATAAGTGAGTTTGTTCAAAATTAAAAGAATCTTTCTATAGTCTTACTAGCAGAATCTTTCTATAGTCTTACTAGCATCAGTTGGTTCTCCCCAATCCATGGTATCGTAAAACATAGTTATTTTTTTCTTTAATGATTTACTATAAATTTTATCATAATCAACACTTTCTCTTATAAACGACAAAATTTCTATAGGGTCTTCATGACCTTTGTACGCTAAAGTTTCCAATCCATATTGATTCTTTTTTAAATACACCCATTTTATTTTACTTATATTTTCTATCTTACTATACTTCTTATCTCTATTAAAATGTTTCAATAAATCATTGTATGCAAGTGCAGCTTTAACGTGAACTGGAGCTCCTTTATAATATCTTGAAAACATAGAAGTATTTTGTTCATCTGCTTGCAAATATTTACTCATACCTTTTACTGTAGTAGGTGTTGCTATTTCATCTATATCCATAGTTTTCATTTTATCTTTAAAATTTAATATTCTTTCATCAATTTTTTCCTTTGGAACATCCGATAATATATCTTCTAAAACTTCTTTAAGTATTAGTCTAAGAGCTGTAGGGAAATTGCTTCTAACTGTATCTATTCCCTTCATTAATATTTTATTAACCTTAACTCCATTATCACTAATAATTTTCATTCCATATCTTTTCTTAACAATAAACAATCCAGATCTCGCTATAATTTCTTGCTTAATTTCAAATCTATGATTATCAATATTACAAAATCTCTTTGAAAATTGACCATACATTCTATTAATAAAACTTTGAACTTCTGATGCAATCTCACTAATTCTTTGAGTCATCATTACATCACTTAATTTTTGATTTGGAAAACGTTTTTCAATTATAGGTAATGCAGAAAAGAACACTGAATCAGTATCAATATAAATACAATAATCTTTATCATCACCTAATTCATTATTATAAAAATGATTACCAATAACTTTTGTATATTTAATTAATTCCTGTCCAGTAGTAGTAACTGCTTCAGCATTATCTAAATCATAAAAACGAAATACTGGCAATCCTAACACACCATACAATGAATTTAATACAACTTTTTGAATATACTGCATTCTATTAAAATACTGATACTTTTCCATATTATCTTCATCTGCAAACTTTTTCATAAGCTTTCTATATTCATTTCTTTTATCAAACCACGATGAAAGTAGAGATGGTATTAAACCTTTTTTATTATTTCTATAAATTACACCATTTGTAGAAATTGAAACGTTATTATTATCTAAATATTCTTTTAATTTTACCTCTGATAACTTAACTTCTTTACCACTTTTATTAACAAGAGTATATGTTTTATTTATACCTGTTACAAACTCTCTAGCATTCCAACCATCTACTTTTCCAACCTTAGTCTCTGGGGATATATTTAAACTCATAATTGTAGATGGATACATAGAGGTAATATCTAAATCATAAACCCATTCATATTTACCTCTTTGTGGATCTTGAACATAAGCACCAATAAACTTTTCATCCTTTTTAATTAATTCTTTTCCCCTTGGATCTTTATTTGGAGCAACTATACCTAACTTTTTTAAATATACCAAAATAGCTCCTTCAAGATATCTACTTGACATATGAATATCCTCATAAGGAACATGACCTAAATGACAAATACCTCTAGCTATATCAATAAAATCTAACTTATCATTCAATTTTTTAACTAATCTAACGTCATGAATATTATATTCAACAAATCTTTTTAAATCACTTTCATATAAATCATTAAGTGTACCTTCATAAGAAATTTTCTTTATCCCTAATTCACTATTTGCTATATCATCCAATCTGTATGAAGATTTTTGACTGAATGTAAATCGTTTATATAACGCTAAATAATCTAAACAAGATACTCCAGCAATTCCAAATTGTTGACGATAATTACTGTAATGTACTTGATCAATATGAGAAAGACAGTTTGCTACATCTTGTCCTAATATTTGACTAGCTCTATTATACAGATATGGAATATCAAAATTATTAGTATTCCATCCACTTAATATAGTTGGTTGTATTTCCCTATATTTAACAAAAAACCTATTTAAAAGTTCTGGTTCACTTGAAAATGCTTCAACGGTTATGTTTTCACCAAAATCTACATCTAAACTAAGAGATTCATCAAGAACATAACAGTAATATTTATCCATTATTGAATCATATAATGCGATAGATGTAATTTTATTTTCCGCTTTTGAAGGTAACGGAAACCCTTTAGTAACTTCAACTTCAATATCAAAAAACATAATACGATGACCTTCTGACATATCATCAGAATCAGTATAAGTATCTACAAGGGTTCTCATTTCAGGATTAACATCAGATTCATATAACCCAGTTTGATTTTTTTCCCATTTATAAATTTTCTTTAATCTATCACCATATAACGATACGTCTCTACCATTCCTATCTTTAATGTAAGCATAATGCTTATAGGGTAGAACTACATGACCTTTCCGATCATCCCAAATATGTACTTTCTTTTTGTAATTATCGTAATAAATATTTTGAAACATTTAGATTATAAAAACCCCATTTTCGATACTGGAATATACAACTAAAACCCTATATAGATTCTTTTTATGGAAAATGGGGAGTATATTTCAACTCCCCAATAAGCCATCTAAAAATTCACAGACATTCCTACATTAAAGTATCTTGGTGTTCCAAGAAATACTTCAGCATTATGTGCTGCGTGAACTTTGTCCCCATAGCTATTATATTGACTATGGTCCACTGCATCTTGTACAAATATTGCGTCTGTCGCATTAAATATATGTGCAAAAGCGGTGAAGTTATACCCACCAATAGTAGGTAGGGCATATGAAGCATGTAAATCCACTTTGGAATATCCAGGTGCTTTCCATACTTGTTCTCTATCTGCATCGGCGTCTGAACCATCATACTCTCTTGCGTCAGGACTCCAATCAGAATAATTATCATCATACTGATTGTATACTGCCTGTAATTGTAATCCTTTTACAGGAGTAAGAGTTCCAACAAGTGCGTAAGATGTTTGAGGTTGATCACCTACAAACAAACCATCAAGTGCGTAAGAATACGGAGTGGTTGTTTGTCCAATGACTTGACCATCTTCGTTAAACTCATCTTCTTGATAGTTACCATCGGCATCACCATCGAACTTCCAAGTTCCAATACTTACTATAGCATCTAATCTAAGTAAATCAAGTACTTGTGTAGAAGCTTCAACTTCAATACCTTGGTGTTTCTGATTAATTCCACTTAGGAATATAACATCAGTATCACCACTGGAACCTTGTCCAGATGTTACAGATTTGGTAAGATTTCTGTCTTTCCAATCTGTACTGTATGCACCAACCTTGATATTTCCAACAGCTGACGAAAAGTTTACACCAGCTTCTGAGCTGACGAATCTTTCGTTTGCAGGATCTGAAGCAACTGTACCATCAAAATAAATTACATTATCCATGATGGGTGGTTTTTCAACAATACCAAAGTTACCAAAAACACTAACGTTATCGGAAACATCGTACATTGCTCCACCTTTGAACTGAGTAGTACTAATAGCTTCAGCTTTTATTACTTCATCAGCAACTGTGAAATGATCTTGGTAAGAGTATTTAATACTTGATACTCCAGCCATACCATAAGCAGAAAGTGGACCTGAAGAATAAGATCCTTGCAGGAATCCACCTAACCAATCAACAGTAGTTTCATT